TCGGCGAGGCCAAGGCTCGGGAGCTGATCAGGGCTGGTGTGGCGTGGGTGGACGGCGCCCTGGAAAAAATCTGCAAGGCAGCATAGAAAAGGCTTTCCGCGCGGATAAGCACCTGTTTTCATAGCACCGTGGCTTGGTCCGAACGACCGGCACGATACGAAAGCCCTGGCGGAAACGCCGGGGCTTCGTCGTTTCTGGCGGATGGAAAAGCCTTTCGCACAGGCTTCATCGTGTCGCTCGATTGTCGGGCGACGCACTCCAGCCTTCGGGCTGGACAGCATTTGCGCCAGTGCGCGGCCCCTGTGCTCGGGGGCGTTTTCTTCAGGCAGCGATACAGCGAGTCGAGCGTCGGCATGCCGGCGCCGCTTCGCGCTGCTCTATTTTCTTCTTCGAGGGTTTTCCATGGCCGAGCCAAGCACGGTTGCAGTGGCCGCAGTACCGAGCGTGCTGGGCATAGGTGCGGCTTCGCTGATCCCGGGTGTCGACCTGAACGCCGTGATCGGTGCCTGGGCCGGCGCGCTTTTCTTCGTGATCTGGGCGAGCGATCTGGCCGGCTGGGCCCGACTGGGCTACCTGTTCGTCTCATGGGTGGGGGGCTACTACGTCGCAGCCGAGCTGATGGGACGTGCCGTCACCCAGTACAGCGGGCTGCCTGCGCTTCTCGCGGCAGCCCTGATCGTCACGGTTCTGATCAGCGTGGCCGAGTGGGTGAAGGGTGGAAAGATGCCCGGCTGGATCAGCACCGTCATCGGCTTCGCCCGTCACGTGCTGGGCCGGCCCGACTCGGGAGGCAACAATGGCTAGCGCCTACGACCTATTCGCTCTGATCGATTTCTGGACCCTGGTGGCGGCCGTGATCTGCGGCGCGATCAGCCTGCGCATCGTGTGCTGGAAGCGCAATGGCGAGCAGTACAAGTTGGCGCAGTCCCTGGCTGCCTGGCTCATGGCCGCCTGCACGGGGGCCTACTCGCTGCAGGTCGCTCTGTACACGCTCTATGTCCGTCAGGTCGATCCGGTGTCGCCGATGCTGGTGACCATTCTGCTGGTAGTGATGGTGCAGGTGTATCGGGCCCGGGGCAACGTCGCTTCGTTCTTCCGGGTGGACTGGAAGCGCGCGCCCTGGTCCGGCGTCGAGCGCCGGCGGGCACAGCGCTGAGGCCATTCACCGTTCATGAGGGCTAGCGCCTGCCTGTCGGGCGTGAGCTGTACGAGTTGTTGGAGACGATAACGGGCTCCAGCCGCATTTCTCGGCCTGAGCATCAGGCCGAAGCCAAGACGCATCGATGACGAGTCGCTGTCGCTCCACGTGAGCAGCCTTCTCGGCATCGGGCGTGCCGCTTCCGCGCGGGCCATCCGCTCGGAGGCAACCGCGAGCCGCATGGCCGCGTTACTCAAATGATTCACCCAAAAATGCCGCGCTGCGGCTTGATCCTGTCCTTAGGAGGACTCGTTATGTCTATCAATACCGGAGCCGGCACCCGCATCTCCATCGGTGCGCGCCTCACCTCCGACCTGCCTGCCGTGCAGGCCGATGCCATCACCCTGCTGGAAGGCCTGACCTACGTCGAAGTCGGCGAAGTCGAAAGCGTTGGCGACTACGGCGACGAAGCGTCCGACGTGAGCTTCACCGGCCTCTCGGATGGCCGTGTGCGCCACCTGAAAGGCGCGTTCGATGCCGGCGTCATGAGCATCGTCGTCGGCCTGGACGCCGGCGATGCCGGTCAGGTCGCCATGGCCGTCGCCCAGCGCGACCGCAGCCGCTTCGACTACCCGATCAAGATCGAGTACGTGGACGGCACCGTCGACTACCTGGCCGGCAAGGTCATGTCCAGCCGCAAGACCAACCTGCAGAACAGCGACGTGATCCGTCGCAACTACAACATCGGCATCAACTCCGAGATCTACGAAGTAGAACCGTAAGCGCTGCCGGTCACCCCGGGCCGGGCAACCGGCCCTTTTTCATTTTCCAGATGAGGATCAATACATGAGCGATACCCTGCGCGGCACCACTGTGGTCAAGGTCGGCGACCGTGAACTCACCCTCAAGCCCACCCTGGGCGCCGTACGCAAGATCGAGGCAGTCCTCGGCGGCCTGGTGCCTGCGTTCCAGGCTCTCGGCAAGGGCAGCGTCGACGGCGTGGTCTGCATCATCGCGGCTGGCGCCGAGCTGAAGGCCGAGCAACTCGACAAGCTGGCGGAGCAGGTCTTCCAGGCCGGCGTCCAGGACGTCGCGTTCCAGTTGATCCCCTATGTCAGCTTCCTGCTGAAACCCAGCTACAAGGACGAGGAGCCGGGGGAGGGAAACGCCCTTCCGGCAGCAGCGCTGTAAAGAAGGGCAGCTACGTCGACCATCTGTTCGGCCTGGCCACCGGCTGGTTGCGGTGGTCGCCGGCCGAAGCCTGGTCCGCGACCATCCCCGAGCTATTGCTCGCGGTGGATGCGCTGGTCGAATGGACGAACATGACCAATCCGTTCGGTGGCAGCCAGAAGGCGCCGGATCGGAAGGCTGTGGCCCGCGATCTGCGGATGGGATTGCGGGTGGTGGCTGCGACGAGGCCGGGGGCGGAAGGGGAGTGATCCCCTCCGACCGCCAGCGCTTCGCTCGCAGAAAACGATACATGCGATGCGTGTTGCGCATCGCACTCCCCGATCTGGTTGCTTCTCTCGGGGCGGATCAGGGTTGGTATTCGGCTCGCTGGTTTCATGGCGAACGCTTCTCTTGCCCGCCTGATTTTTAATTATTGGTCGCTGCAGCGTACTTGGTTGCAGCGGTTTGCTGGCCGCCGACAGGGCGGCTTTTTTTCGCCCGGAGATAAGTGAAATGTCTGACCGTGACTCGAAGTCGCTGGATGACTTGGCGGCTTCAATCAGCAAGCTTGGCGAGGCTCACGCCAAGGCTGTAACTGCTGTCGATGAAATGAAGCGGGGCATCGAGAGTGCTTCTAATGAGGTACAGAGTTACAGCAAGGATCTTAAGGGAAGTGCTCAAGGTGTTGATAAGCTCGGTGAGGCTGCAAGAAAAGCGCTGGACCGCCTAGATCCCGTTGGGGCTCTGGGGCGTAAGTATAAAGATGAGATGGACGCGCTTCAGAGTGAGTTGGCTAAAGTCAACGATCCTGCCAGAGTGGACGAGTACCGTAATGCACTGAAAAGACTGCGCGAGGAGTATGAGGACAACCAACGTGCCGCCACACTCTGGGGAAAATTCACCCAAGAGATTGTGAATGACGTTGACCAGGTTTTCGCTGAGGCCTGGACAGGTGCTTTCGAAAACTCGGAAGCGATGTGGGAGAAATTGAAAGCGGGTTTCAAGCAGACACTCGCAGAAATGGCTCATGAGGCGATCACCAAGCCGATCATCATCAGCTTCGCCAATCAGGTGCTCGGCACCAACACGAAGGGTGGGATCTCCGACGTGTGGTTCGGGGGTGGCAGCGATAGCGGCAGTGGTAGTTCTGGCGGTGGCCTCGGTAACCTCGTCAGCATCGCCAAAAACATCTACTCGGTGTACGACACCCTTACCGGGGTTGTGCCGGCGGCCTGGACAGGGTTCCAGAACGGCGGGCTGTCTGGTGGCCTGAGCGCTATCGGGAACTACTACGGCGGCGCTATCGGCAAAGTGATCAGCACCATCTTCGGTGAGACCGCTGTCAATACGGCGGCTCAGATCAGTTCGCAGATGGGCGCCTCTGCTGCCGGCTACTCGGCTGAGATCATCGGCCAATGGGCTGCCCAGCAGGCTGCGCAGGCGACTGCTCAGACCACTGCTAACAGCTTGCTGGGCAAGCTGGTTAGCTCGATGAGTAGCTCGCTGACCAACCCCTGGGGGTGGGTGACCGCTGGTGTTATGGCGTCTTGGAAGCTCCACGATGCAGGGGTGAGGAACGATCCGAAGGTCCTAGACAAGGCCTGGGGCAATACCAGCGGAGCTGGGTCGGTCCTGAAAGAAATCACGATGGTGAACGCCCGCATCGCCCAAGTTTTCGACAAGATCGCCGGGTCAATTGTGGGCGAGAAGTTCAACGCCATCTCGTCCGGCTCTCCGCTGATCCAGTTTGGCCACCAGTTGGTTGCGCGTCTGTTTGGCAGCGGCGAGAAGTTCAAGACCACTGTTGGCTCTGCTGTGGGCGGCTACAGCGGTGGCACGTACACCGGGAAAGGAGAGCTGGTCGGCTGGTACGATAACGCTAAGCGTTTTGGCTCTGACGTTGATACAGCTCTGCACGATCTGAACGAGACATTCTCCAAGACCCTCGGCGGCCTCTTCGAAAAGTTCGACATCGATCAGCAGATCGAGACCGAAGCATCGTTTCGCCTGCGTCGGACCAGCGGGAAGCTGGCCACGGTGTTTGTCGCCACGGTTGACGACGCCGTGATGATGATGAAAGGGCAGTACAGCAAGGGCGGTAACGTCGCGAAGGGCCTGGAAGGCTTTTTCGATGACGTTATGGGACGCGGCCTGTCTCAGGCCATCGGTATGAGCGACCTTCCTGCGTATCTGAAGGAGTTGACTGCAGGACTGAAAAAGGCGGACGAGGTAAGTGCCGCCCTGGGTGGCCTCTTCCTCCGGTTCGAGGGCGTCAACGCCTCTCTGGAAACGCTGAATCTTACGGCGTTCGGCATGACCGACGCCGGCCTTCGTGCAGCTGATTCGCTGCTCAACTTGTCGGCTGCCATCGCTGGCCTTGAAAGCCCGAACGACACTGACAAGCTTGCTTCGCTAGGGGCGCTGACCCAGGCCTATTACGAAAGCTTCTTCTCTGAGACCGAGAGGTTCGATGCGTCTCTGAAGGCCGCGAAGGCGCAGATAGAGGCAGTGGATATCGAGTTTCCGGAAAGCCGCGAGGCGTTCCGTGGAATGGTTGAAGACATCGACCTGACCACTGACTCCGGCCGTCGGATGTTCGCGACCATGATGCAGCTGGCCGGCCAGGTCGATGCGTACTTCGACCTGGTGGAGCAGAACTCGGCGAATGCACTGTCCCGCCAGATGAGCGCCGCCAACAGCTCCTTCGCTCTGGTTCAGCGCTCGATCAGTGCCGAGCAGCAGAGACTCACGGCGGAGTACCAGGCAAAAGCCAGGGAGATGGACGCGCAGGCGCAGGCGTACGCCCAGGCTGTGCAGGCTCAGGCTGCTGCTCAGGCCAACAACCTGCAGACCATGGCTTCGAAAGCCAGCGAGCGGATCAGCGCGATCGGCAGTGTGATCGGCTCGCTCGATCAAGCCCTTGAGCGGCTGAGGGATACCTCGGAGGAGACGACGAAGCAGCTGCGTGCCCAGGCAGTGGCGACAGTCGAGCAGGCACTGGCTGGCGTGAAAGCTGGCCAGTCCGTGTTGAACTTCCCTGGCCTGGAAGAAGCTCTGGGGCGCGCTTCGGAGCTCGATGGCAATACCTTCGCTTCTCTGGAGTCCTTCCAGCGGGAGCAGGGGCGCACGGCCAACATGGTCGCCGAACTGCGCGGCCTGGCCGGCAAGCAACTGACCGCCGAGGAACTGGTGCTGCAGAGCCTGGAGGCGCAGCTCTCCGTCGCTCGCTCCCATGCCAGTGCGTCGGGAGTCTATTACTCGGATGCGCGTGCCGCTCTGGATCGCGAGTACGAGCAGGCGATGGAAGCGCTGCAGATCGAACTGGACGAGGCTCAGCGGCAGATGGATGCACTGAACGGAATCGACAATTCGGTGATGAGCGTGGTGGACGCGGTGAATGCCATGAGTTCCTCCGTCACCGCTGCGCTGAAGTTCATGGGCACCGGCAGCACGCCGACCGCGACGGGTGAAAACACCGCGCAACTGGTGGACCGGATGTACAAGGCGATCGCCGGCTTCGCGCCGGACGCCGGTGGCATTCACTTCTGGGTCGATCAGCTCACCACGGGCAAGTCGACCTATGCGGAGTTCATCAAGGCCCTGGAGGGCGCGCGGGTACCGGCATTCGCCACGGGCGGCCTGCATGCGGGCGGCTTGCGTCTGGTAGGCGAGAGCGGTCCGGAGCTGGAGGTCACTGGCCCGAGCCGGATCTACAACGCTTCGCAGACGGCCGCCATGCTGTCGGGCGGTGCTGCCGAGGAAGTCCGGGCGCTGCGTTCGGACTTCGCGGGGATGTCGGACGCATTGCGCTCAATAGCCAAACACACACAACAGACGGCGCGCCGGGTAGAGACCCTTGAGCGCTGGGATGGGGACGGTATGCCTGGAGAACGCACAGCATGATGACGATCATCAAACCGTTGGATATCGCTGAGAACATGCTGGTCTCCAGCGTACCCATCGATGATGCGCCAGCCTGGGTGCCTGGTGCGACTTACACCAAGGGTGCGCAGGTGGTGCATCGTCTGCATGTATGGGAGGCCCTGGCAGCGGTGCCGGCGGGCGTCCAGCCTGGAGCGGAGACGGTCACAGAGGCCAACCCCGCGAAGTGGCTGGACACCGGCGCGGTCAATCGCTGGCGGATGTTCGACGACAAGGTCGGCACGGTCACCAGCCGTGAAGGCAGCGTGGCCGTAATTCTGCAACCTGGTCGGGCAACCTCTGCGCTGGCTGCGCTGAACCTCAACGGTCGGACGCTTGAGGTGGACATGACCGATCCGGTCGAAGGCCTCGTCTATCACCGCAGCGTTCCGCTGGCCGATGCGGGGGTGGGCAACTGGTATGAGTACTTCTTCCAGCCAATCGGCCTCGTTTCCGACATCACCCTGACCGACCTTCCCTCATACCCCCAGGCCAGTCTTGGGGTGACGGTGACCAGCTCGGACGTGGCGGAAATCGGTTCGCTCTCCATTGGCACGCAGGAGGAGATCGGGGAGGCGGTCTACGGCACCAGCGTGGGCATCACCGACTACAGCCGCAAGGAAGTGGATCAGTACGGCAACGCCTCGATTCTCGAGCGCTCGTTCGCCAAGCGTGCCGAGTACGACGTGGTGATCGAGACCGCCCAGGTTTCGCGCGTACAGCGCCTGTTGGCGTCGATCCGCGCTCGGCCGGTTGTCTGGATCGGCGACGAGAGCATGGAGGCGACCATCGTGTACGGCTTTTTCAAGGATTTCGGCATCGCAATCGCGGGTCCGTCCGTTTCGGACGTGACCATCACAGTAGAGGGGTTAACCTGACATGGCTGCACCAATAATTACCGAACTGCCCGAACCACCCGTGCGCAGCGATGCGCCGGTGGATTTCGCGCTGAAGGCGGATCTGTTCCTGGGGGCCTTCCCCTGGCTGCGTGAGCAGATCAATACCACCGCCGCCTGGGTCGATGGCCAAGCTGGAACCGTAGCGACGCACGCGGCAAGTGCGGCGAACGACGCCGGCACCGCCAGTGCCGCAGGAGCTGCCGCTACTACAGCTGCCGCCACCGCCTCTGCCGCAGCGACCAGCGCCACCAATTCGGCTACTGCTGCCGGGACGGCGAAGACTGCCGCAGAGGCAGCGGCTACGAGGGCCGAGGATGCAGCGCAATACGTTGAAGGAGTGGTTGGCCCACTGGGTACGGCCGCCACTCGCAACGTGACGACTAGTGCAACCGACACCACTGCCGGCAGAGTGATGAAGGTCGGGGACTTCGGGCTAGGTACGCTGCAGCTCGGCTCCACGAATCTGATCGATAACCTGAACGATCTGTCTCTGGCCACAGGTGTGTA